GCATGTGCATGCTCACAAAATTATCACGACTCGACATCTCCTTTTAAATATGTAACATATATGGGTGCATATGAGAATGGTGATAAATGCAAATGCAACGGATTCTGGAGACCATTTGATCCAGAAATCGTAGATATTGAAAGTGAACTTAAAAATATTACTCGTCCAGCATCTAAATGTGCTACACAAAAATATGTACCATCTTGCAAAACAAGTTCAATGTGTATAAGCACATATCATGAACCTAAACCACATATAGTTAATACAGTATGTCCTATTGTACATAATAATATTCCCCGTCAACCATGTAATGGATTGCGTTCAAAACTTGATGTATTATATCAATCATGAAATATATAAATATCATGAAATATATAAATATTGTTAGTATAAATTTTTTTATATAATTATATATTATATAAATGAAAAATAAACTTTTATTCTTTATAATTATCATTTTATTAATAATTGTTATAATACATAATTCTTGTTCAAAAAAAGAGTATATGCATCATATAAAAAATTTTGCATCTCAAAGTAAACCAGTATTGTCTACAAATAATTATGAATGTAAAAAACACGAAGATGATGACAATATATATAAACATGAAACTATTGATAATGATACTAAAAATATGATTATAGATTTACGTGATTTAGATGAATATGAATATAATTATAATAAATATGTTAATTTTATTAATGTTGAAAAACATAGACAAACTTATCTAAAACATTTAATTGATGAAGAGAAAAATCAATTAGAGAGAAATCATGCTATTGTTGAATGTGCACAAAATTGTAACATAAGTACAACAGAATTAATTGAAAAATTAACTCAATTACAACATTTACATTCATTAGAAAATGGATTAAAATGGCAAGAAATGAATTTAGATTGGATTAAAAAATTATTACCACGATATAAAAAAAATTATGAATATATAGAAAATAATTTAGGAAAATTTACTGTTGAATATATAAATAGATTAGAAAAATTAAAAAATAAAAATGATATGTTAGAAAATAATAAATTAAATGATATAAAATTATATATTGAAAGATTAGATAATTTTAAACAAAGATTAAATTTTATAATTAAAATAAGTGAAAATAGATTAAAATATTTATCAGAACATATCAATATGGAACTAGAAAAAATTAATAATGAAAAAAAAATCTTAAAATATTATGAAGAATGTACTAAATATTGTAATACATGCTCTGCATTTAACAAATTAAATAATTTAATATGGAGTGTAAATGAAAGTAATATGATACCATCATATATTAAAAATTATGATAAACAATTAAAAAATATTGATAGAGAAATTAATTATGAAAAAAGAAAAATTTCACAAAATCCTGAAATAAGAAATTATCTAGATTGTAGAAATAGTTGTGATGATGGTAAAATACCTATTAATAAACCAGATTCATGTGATTGTATTAAACATATTACAAATAAAACATTACATAAATTTATAGAATGTACAACACATTGTGATGACTTGGATCCAACATTATGTTATAATAGATGTGTTGATAATACAGTTCATGAAAAAATATTTAATGATAGACCAATGTGGTGGTTTAATTTGATGTAAATAAAAAAAATTGAACATAATACATATTAATACATATAATGATATAATATATATTATTATATAAAATATGTCGAAACCCGTTATCCGTAATAACCGTGTTCTTAATGATTTAAAAAATTTAATAAACCATGATATACCTGATACTATTCATGATGTTGAAATAAATGATAATATATATGACACACATTATATTATTTTACATGGACCTAAAGATACACCATATCATAATGGATTTTTTAAAATTAGTATGAATATTCCAGAAGAATATCCATATAAACCACCAAAAATGAAATTTATTACAAAAATGTATCATCCAAATATTACATCTGATGGTACTATTTGTATTGATATTCTTAAAGATCAATGGAGTTCAGCTCTACGTCTTAATACAGTAATATTATCTCTTTCTAGTTTACTAGCAAATCCCAATCCAAATGATCCACTTGTTCCAGAAATTGCAAATGAATATATATATAATCGTGACAAATATAATAAAAATGTTATAGAATATGTTAAAAAATTTGCATCTAATTATTAAAATTATTTTTTTTTATTTTGTAAAATTATAATAATATGGAAAATAATTATTATAAGAAATATTTAAAATATAAAAATTAATATTTACAGATGAAAAACTTATTGAAGGTGGTGCATTAACTAAAAAAAAATAAGATAACTCCGATGATGATATAATAAGTGTAATTCATGATGGTAATAAAAAGTATTTTGATGTAAAACTTGTAGAGACTAAAATAAGAAATTCTATAAGTCATTCTATTGTTTTTACAGAAATGTCACATGAAAATAGTATGTTTAAAAAACATTCTGACAAATATATGGAATATGATATTAATATTACTAAAGGTGAAAAAGAACATATTATAGAAATAAATCAAAACAGTAAATTACATAAAAGTATAGATAACAAAAAATACTTAAGACATATAAAACCTGTACATTCTTATTTAGACGGTATATACACTTTTGATAAAAATTATAAATTAATTAAACATATACAAAAAAATAATTTAATAATTTTTTTTAATATAAAAAATATATTATCTATAATTATTATTATATACATGAATAATATCGGTCATTCTAGCAGATTACCATATGATAGAAAATTTTATCCTGATCATTTAGATGAAAGTGTTGGCCCTGGTGATTATAGATTACAAACTTATTCCATATATAGTGACAATTCTTGTGTACCACCAGTTGGAATAAATTATGGTTTTAATGGTGCAGGTGTTTCAACTACTTGTCCATATAATTATGCAATGGCTCAACGTTTAGTTGATGTTGATACTGATTTATCTAATAGAATTCTTAAACAATCGCGTTCTCGTGCAGGACGTGTTAATATTAAAGATATGAATCAACAAAGATTTTTTAATTTAAAAAATTGTCCCGAAGGTGTTACATGTAACAATGACTCACTTTCTCCTGAACACACTCATTTAACCGCATCACCTAAAAATTGTAGAGGTGTTGGTGTTAACAGATTTTATAATTTATTAACAAATCCACAAGCAAATATTTATTATCCATGGACTATTAATACAACTCTTGAAGCAAAAGATAACTATCAACCAGAAGTACCAATGGTATTAAATGGTGTATGTGCATTACCAGTACATGATAATACTACACCACAACCACCATGTATTAATATTCCATATCGTTATCTTTAAACATATTTTTTTAATTAAATAATAATGATAATAAAATTAATTTTTAAAATAATTTTATAATATAAAATTATATATTATGAATAGAATTCAAGAAGGATTTACTATTTTCACTGATATTTTAAATAATAGAAATAATAGTAGATTAAAGAAAAATAATAAATTAAATAATAATAGTAAACTAAATAATAATAGTAAAAAGACAAACACAGATGATACAGATGATGATACTATATATGAATCATCGCGTCTTAATCGTGGTATTAATAAAATGCATAAAAAAGGTTCTATACGAATGGAAAAAGCACGAGACCCTGTACGTTCTGGTATTGTTAATAAATTAATGAGACATTCAGGTAGTAATAAAGTTGATGCAATTAATTATCGCGGTAAACGTGCACAACAAAATTGTAATGTATTAGAAAGTGATTCAGAATTTAGTGATAATCCAGATGTACTATCACCTGAATCTATAAGTACTGTAAAAGAACCACAATCTTTTTTAGGAGAATCAAGTAAATTATTAGATAATCGATTTTTTGAAAGAAATATAGTTAACCCTTCTGGTTTAAATGATTCTTATTTAACACAATATGAATCATCAAAATATGATATGACTGGAGCACCAGCATCTGCAAATGCTGTTAATAATTCTACTTCAGCTGTTAATAGATTACAAACTGAAAGAGAACTCGCATTAAAAAATGGATATTCAAATTTTGGACAAGGTAAAGATAATACATATAATATTGTAGATGAAAAAGATTTTGTACACAATAATATGATACCAAACTTTAAATCAAAAGGTTATGGTTCTGATATTTTAGCAGATCTAAATCGTAATAATACATATCAACGTACTATGCAAACATTTACAGGTGATGATATTAAAATTGCAAAAACTGAACAAAAACCACTATTTGGTCCTCTTACAGGTATTACCAATGTATGGGGTACTCCATCTGTACCTGCATTTATTGAAGATAGATATATACCTGGAAAAGAAAGAAAGAATGAATTACCATTCTTACAACAACGTGTAACAACTGGTTTAAATTTAGGTTATAATGAAGTGAATAAAAATGGTGATAATTTTAGAGTTTTACCAAAAACTATTGATGAATTACGCACTTTAGATAAAGTACAAAAATCATATTCATATTCTCCAGTTAAAGGAATGGGTGGACAAAGTAAAGGTCCAATACTTGGTGATATGAAAAAATATAAACCTGAAACAACTGCATATATGGGAGATTATCACATGGTACCTAATCTTGGTTATATTCGTGCTCCTGCATTATATGGTGAAGTTAATCCAAGTAATATGGCAACAGTTAATAGGGGTGTTTCACAACAAAATTATACTGGTCCAGCTGGTGCATCTGCAAATGAAAAACAAAAACCAAATTCTATGCGTGAAAAATTTAAAGTTGATTTAAAACAATCATTTACACAAGCAGAACCACGTAATATTATGTTAGTGGATGGTTTAAATTCTCGTCCAAATACTAATACATATCAACCAACAAATACACAAAGAGATAATAATCAAGATTATATTGGTCCTGCTGGTACTTCAACTGTTGAAAAAGGTCATGCTTTTAATTTGATAAATAATATAGTTGATGCAACCAGACGTAATTTATCTGAAAATGTTGAGCGTTATGGTAATATAGGTATGAATGAACAACATAATAGTACACGCGATTATAATGATATCGCAAAATCAACAATACGTCAACATACTGAAAATGTTGATAGATATGGTAATACTGGTATGAATGAACAACACGGTACTACTCGTGATTATAATGATATCGCAAAATCAACAATACGTCAACATACAGAAAATGTTGATAGATATGGTAATACTGGTATGAATGAACAACACGGTACTACTCGTGATTATAATGATATCGCAAAACCAACAATACGTCAACATACAGAAAATGTTGATAGATATGGTAATACTGGTATGAATGAACAACACGGT